ATGACAGCATCAGAAACACTAAAATTAATTGCAAAACAATGGTGTAGTCTAAGTGATCTAATGAAACTTGGAGGTGTTGGAAGAAATAATGCTCTATTTATTAAAAGCACTATTAAGAAAAGACTTGAAAGTGAAAACTATTACGTTCCTAATAATGCAGTACCAATGCAAGAAGTTGTTAAATACTTAAATATAGATATTCCATACTTAGAAGCTAGAGCTAATCAAATAAAGGAGGCATAAAGAGATGAAGGCTTTTGAAGAACTAAAAGAAGCCACAAAAAAAAACATCAACATCAATCTAAGGCTTATATGACTTATGAAGAAGCCGTACACGCTGAAAAAGATTATATTAATAAATATAAAGATATCGAAATAAATCCTCATATTACTTTCTAACAAGCATATCAAAAAGTATATGATTATAAGAAAGATAAAATAAGAGCAACCACTCTTAAAACTTATAGAAATATAATTTCGTTTATGAAATTATTTTGGGATGTAGAGCTAGTCGATTTAGATAGTGATTTATATCAACGTTGGAGAAACCAATTGAATAAAACTAATTTATCCGATAGATATAAAACGGATATTCAAAAGTCAATTAAAACAATATGTAATTTTGCTGAGAAACAATGGGATTTCAATTTAAGAAAGTTCTATAACAAATTAGAACCTTTTAAAACACCTGAAGCAGTTAAAAAGGAAATGGAAGTATATAAACCTGAGAAGTTCTATAAGTTCATATCAGTAGTTAATGATACTCAAATGAGATGTTTATATAAATCATTATATTACTGTGGATTACGTAGAGGTGAAGCTAGAGGACTTCAATGAAAAAATGTAGATTTAAAAAATAGAAGAATCTATATTAAACATAAAGTACAAAATGATCAAGTTACTAATAATGATTAAAAATGGAAAATTTGTGCTTGTAAGACCGCTACTTCACATAGGACAATACCTATTCCAGAAGATTTATCCAACTTATATAATGATAATACTAATTACTATGGTTTTAGAGATTCTTGGTATGTGTTTGGTAATATTGATCCATTAGCTGCTACTACTCTATTAGATAAAAAAACAAAAAATGATTTTATAGCTAGAGTTAAAAATATTAGAATTCATGACTTTAAACATAGTTGTGCTTCTTTATTAATAGATAGTGGCACTAATATAACTTTAGTTGCTAAATATCTAGGACACTCTAAAATTAATGAAATATTAAATACGTATTCTCATATGTATCAAAATAGACTTGATACCATCGTTAATATTATTAAATTACAAAATAGTAAATTAAATAATAATGTTATAGACACTAGACCAACTATTTTATTAGAACATAAAGAAACAACACCTAAACTAGAAGAAGAATCTTATGATTATGAAGAATATAAAATAGTTAAAACAAAAAATAAAGATGACCTAGTCCTTTAATTGACTAGGTCTCTTTTTTAATTTAATTACTATTTTGTTTTTCTAAATCAAAATTATTTTTTTGAGATAATGATAAAATATTTTTTGCTTTTTCCAATAATTGTTGGTATGTAATAATATACAAATTATGATATGAGGAATTTAGTATTCTTAAATATTCCGTTTCTTTTTCATTTAAATCTTTTTTTGTTCCTATAAGAATAATTCCTCTTGGCTTTATAATTTTACAGTTATTATTTTCTTGATATTCATTGTTAAAAGTCATATTTTCCAATTCAAAAATGTAATTTTGAGTCTGTGCAATAGCCTTTGTTAAATCACTAGAAGAATAGTAGTTATCATGATGCTGATCGTGACGAAACAATTCAACTTCAGGTAATTTAACTTCAATAACATCAATAAAATTTTCAAATGTTTTTGGAATACCATCTAATATATTTTTTGAATTTATCTTTTCTTCTTCTACAAAAGTAGTATATTCATTTCCAAAAAGCCATAAATTTCTTTTTAAAAATTTTTGTATAGACACCTCGTTCCCATGTTTTCCCTTAACAATTTCTTCTAATTCTACGATTGCTTGTCTCTTCTTTTTTATATCTATAAGCATATAATAATCATCTATACAGTCAATATTCTTTTCTACTATTTTTAAAAATTCATCATTTGTTAATATTTTATCAAAATTATTGTTTGTAGTTTGAATTTTATTTATCACATCTTCTTGATATAATTTTATTTCATCTAAAAACTTTTTTAATATACTTATTGCATGAGGATTTAATGTTACCTCTTGTTCATCATATACTTTTCCTTTTGATGTTCTGCGACAAATGTGCAAACCAGTTGTTGTATTCCCTTTTTCTGTTTCCACAAGCCAGCACCAATATTTTGTTTGTCCCGCATCTGACTCATATAACATTACTTTATCTTTAATTTCAAATTCTAGTGCTTGTTGTTCAATATTATACTGTGTCTCTGTGTATGTTTTACCAATATCACAAAAAGCTTCGGCTTTTCTATAATTATCACCATTTTCTTTAATGTTTTTACCATATATGTATATTTTTCCGTCTTTTTTATTATCATCATATTTTGGATTAAAGTTGCTCATAATATTACTCCCTTTTGGTTTAAACAATTAATACTTTCTATTATTATTTTATTTTCTTTAATGATTACAAAATTTTCTAGTAACTTAAAGTTTCACCTTCTATAAATAATGTTTTTTAATTTCACTAAAAAACGCCGCTACAAAAACCTATTAAATTAATAAACCTGTACTAGCGCCTCTTTTTTAATTCTCTTTATTAAATAATTCTTCTACAATTAAATCTTTTGAATGTAAATTATTATTTTTACCTAATAATAAATTTTCATAAAATTTAATTAAGAAGCTATTATCTTCTTTTATATTTAAATAATTATTAAAATAATTACTTCTTACTAATGCATTTCTAAAATATACTGATTTATCTTTAAATAAAGTATTATCTACATTATATCCTAGTGATACTAAATACTTTTCTATAAATAATGCAGTAGTTCTAGTATTGCCTTCTCTAAATGGATGTATTTGCCATATCCTACTAGAAAAATCTGTTATATTATTAATTACATCAACCATATTCATTTCTTTATAGTTTTTATTTTTTTCAAGTGTTATATCGTAATCTAGTGATTGTTCTAATAACTTATGATCACCATAAGCTACTGAATCATTATTTAAAATTCTTTCATGTTTAGAAAAATCTACTTTTCTAAATTCTCCTGCAAATTCATAGACATCTTGAAATAAATATTTATGAACATATTTTAAATAATCAACAGATAATTCAAAGTTATCTTCTTGTAATAACTCTACTATTCTAGTAGAAACTAAATCACATTCTAATTCATTATGATTAATATCATTATTTTTTTCTTTTTCTGTGTAATACTCTTTTAATTCTTTTTCTACTTCATAAATAGTTTTTTCACCTGTTACATTTTCTTGTAATAACTTTTCTAAATACTTAGATGGTTTTAAGCTATCTACTTCTTGAAGTCCAATAGCCATATCCCACTGTGATTGTTTTACATAGTTTTTAGGTGGTTCTGCTTCAATATAATCATTTATACTTGAATCTAATTCTCTTTCAGACATTCTAGCACCTCCACTAATAAAATTATAGCATAAGAGTTCCTTTTTGTCAGTATTATACAAATAAAAAAGAAAACTTTAAAGTACAATTTCTTAGACTTTATATCTTTGACAAAATTAATGAAAAAACATAAATTTTCATTAGATTGGTCAAAAAATATTAACTTTTTCTAAATTTGTGTACCTAAAATTACTAAATAGGCTTTAAACCTTATAAATCAAACAAAAAGTGGAGCCTTTCGGCTCCTTCAGGGGGTTTTGGTTACTACCTTCACATATTAATCGTAAAAGTAGTGCGGGTATACCACCACGCATTTTAATCATAATGTATTTTAATATAATTGTCAATATGATTTAATTAAGTTAATTAAAAAAATTTTGCTTTTTAGCAAAACTTTTTAGCAAAATTAATCTTTTGAAATTACTATTTTTTTAACATTAGATAATTTTGCAGGTTCACTTGGCATTACTTCATTTGATGCTGTAATAGTTACTTTTTGATTAACCTTTAATTGATCTTTTGTTGTTTCTTTATTATCATAAATTATTTTAGTATCTTTATTTAATTCAAATTCATACTCAGTAACATATTCTTTTTTCTTTTTATCATATTCTTCAACTAAAATAGTATATACATTATCATTTACTACTACTTCTTTAATTTTTGCTTCAAAAACAAAATCTTTTGTTTTATAATAGTCTTTATATAATATATATCCTAATCCTGCTAGAACTGCTATAATTATAATTAATTTTATAACCAATGATGTTTTCATTTATTACCTCCTTTCAAAATTTAATATTTATATCAAAAATATTCATCCATAAACTCTTAATCATAAATAAATATTTTTAATATCTTAACTCATATTAAACAAATTATCCCCATAATTTCTTTTTCTTATTCTATTATATCATAAGTTTACCGATTTCGGAAATATATTTTTATATAAAAACATTATAAACATTAAACAAATTAAAAAGAACATAAATTGTTCTTTTTAGTTTCATTAATTAACACTTACCACCATTATCAAAAAAATACGATTCAATATATTTCACTAAAATCTTAGCTTTATAAATTTTTTTATCTTTTACAATATTAGTAATATAATCACTACCACCTGCTTCAATGATATTATCATCTTTATCATATTCTATTAAATAATCATATTTTTCACCATTAAGTTGACAATTAAGAAGTACTGTTTGCTTTTCTACTACCGTCATTGGTGTTTTAGTAAAATTAAAAATACCAAATGAAAAAATTCCAACAACAAAACCTAAAACAAAAATTATTCCTAAAATTTTTAATATTTTAATTATTATCTTAGCAAGTTTTTCAGTATTGCTTACTTTTTCTACTAACACTTGTTTTATATCATTATTTAATAATTCATCAATGCTAATATTTAGTTCTTTAGATAATAATTTTAATTGTTCAGGATTAGGAGCTGTTTCCCCTAATTCCCAATTTGATATTGTTTGTCTAGTAACATTAATCTTTTCTGCCAATTGTTCTTGTGATAGATTATATTCCTTTCTTAATTTAAAAATATTTTCTCCTAATTTCATTTTTTCTCCTTTCACAAATAATTATATATAAATTTTAAATTTAATTCTACCAAATATCTTTGGAAATTTGTCAAATATTTTTAACAATTATTCTACATTACAAAACATAATTCAATTTCTATTATAACAAATCTATTTTTTGATTATTTTAAATATTTATAATTAATATTAATAAAAATAACTGATTTCGGTAAACAATTTTATTTTTATTTTGATATAATATAATATGTAATGGGAGATGAGTAAAAAATGACTTTTACAGAAGCCGTAATAGAAAGAATAAATGAGCTTTGTGAATTAAACCATTTAAGTACAAATAAGTTGTCTGAGCTTTCTACTGTTCCAGCAACAACACTTTATGCATTACTTTATGATAAAGTAGAAAACCCAAGTTCTAAAAACATTTATAAATTTTGTAAAGTTTTCGGAATAACAATGAAAGAGTTTTATGACACAGAAATATTCAACAAAATGGACTTTAAAGGATAATAAAGCTATGGCAATCTAATAGATTGTTTTTTTTATTATTTTACTGTTAAAATTATCATCCTTTTAAAAACATATAAATTTTAAGTCACATATATTTATTCAATCATAATAAATTACCACGACATTTACATAAATAAAAAAATCCTTATAAAATAAGGATTTAATTTAATTAATTGGTGATCCGTATGGGTTTCGAACCCATGAAATCCAAGGATGAGAACCTTGTGTGTTAAACCCCTTCACCAACGGACCATAAATAATAATGCATTTAACATTATTATTTTACTTCAAACATTTTTATTCTTTTTTCTATTTCTTCTTTTCCTAAAATAGATAATATATCATATAAATTAGGTGTATTAGAAAGTGTTGTAACAGCTACCCTTAACATTTCACAAAAATCTCCAACATGGCCTATATAAATATCTGGATTTTTTTTATATTCTTTTACTTCACTTGCAAAATTATATTTTCCAACAAATTCTTTTATTTTATTAAACCAAGTATTATTATCATCTTCTTCATTATATATATTAGTTATATAATCTATTAACATTTCTTTATTATAAAACGGTTTTATTTCTATATTATCATATCTATCTTTTGTGAATAATTCATCAAACATATACCAAAAATATTTTCTAACATCACTATAAGATGAGATATCCTTTCTTGGACGAGATGTATATTTTTCGATATCTAAACTTCTTATCATTCTTTCTTGATTACTTTTTACTATTTCATAAAATTCTTTATCATAAATACTTAAATACTTTAATAATTCTTTTAATATATCTTCACTTTTTTTACGACTAAAATATATTTTAGAAATATTTATTAATTTCTCAATATCAAATAATGAACCACCCACAGGCATCTTATCAAAAGTAAATATAAAGTCATCAATTGTTTTGGTAGGGTTTTCATTATACCATTCTTCAAAATTAGAGTTATTAACTGTTGCTAAATATAATCTAATAACATCCGTAGGTATTCCTTCTTTAGCATAATAACTAATCGCAGCACCTTTATCTTTTCTTTTACTTAGTTTTCTTATTGTATCCCCTTCACGAACAGTAATCGGAGCAATATGACAAAATTTTGGAAGTGGGAAACCTAACATTTTAAATAATTGATCGTGAATTGGATAACTTGCCACCCATTCATCTCCCCTTAGAACATGCGTTGTTCCCATTAAATGATCATCTACAGCATGTGCAAAGTGATATGTTGGAAGCCCATCACCTTTTATTATAACAACATCCATATCATTTTCAGGCATTTCTATTTTACCTTTAATTAAATCATCTAAAATAACTTTATTTAAAAAACTTCCATTAGATTTTAAACGAATAATATATTTTTCACCATTATTTATTCTTTCTATCACTTCATCCTTAGTTAAATTACGACATTTAGCATAATGACCGTAATAACCAAGTCTATCTTTAGTTTTTTCTTGAAGTTCTCTTATTCTATTTAAATCATCTTCAGTACAAAAACAAGGATAAGCTTTATCTTCTTCGATTAACTTTTTAGCAAAGGCTTTATAAATATCTTCTCTTTCACTTTGAATATAAGGAGCATATTTTCCTTTCTTAATTGGATCTTCATCAAAACTTATTCCAAGAGAATTAAAATCATCTATTATTCCTTGAACCCCATTTTCTACGGTCCTTTTTCCATCTGTATCTTCAATTCTTAAATAACATATTCCATTTGTTTGTTTAGCAAACTGTAAATCAGAAAAAGATGTATATAAACTTCCCATATGAACGAATCCTGTTGGACTTGGAGCAAATCTTGTAACCATTTGTCCTTCTTTTAAAGCCCTTTTGGGATATTTTTCTAAATAATAATTATAATCATAATCAGTTTTTAATAAAAAATCTGCATATTCTTTATTTGTCATAATTACCTTCCTTTCTAAGTATATTAAACTTAACTACACATATTATAGTATGTTTTTTTATACAAATCAATATTAATTAAATTGGTTGCCTAGGTAGGCGTTAACTAACCATATTATAGTATGCTTTTTCTTATAAATCAAGGGTTATTTTTCCACATATTACATTTGTTTACCAATTATTACTCCCACATGAGAGTAATTTTAGAGTAATTTTTGCTAATTATAAATTATGAAAAAAAGTATAATGCCAGATAACGAAATTTATTCAAATGTTCCAATTCCATATTGGCATAAACATCACATTTTTGAAGGAAGGAATAGACAAAATAGTGAAAAGTATGGATTGTTTGTTTGGCTATTACCTGAACTACACAATATGAGCAATGTAGGGGTACATTTTAACAAAAATTTTGATAACTGGTTAAAAGAAATTGGGCAAACTGCTTTTGAAGAGTATTACCCTGAATTAGATTTTTTATCCATATTTAAAAAAAATTATAAATAAAACAGCACCTAACTACAACTAGTAGTTTGAGTGCATCCCTATAATCGAAGAACACCTAACACACAAAACTAAGATGTTTTCTTTATATGCTAATATTATCATTCAAATATATCATTGTCAAACAATTTCGTGTTCTATGTAACAAAAAAAATGGAGACTAGAAATATATTCTGTCTCCGTTTATTAATTTTATATATTCTGTCTTATCTACATTATGTTCTTTTAAATTTGCGTAATTAGATAATTTATCGTTTAATTGGTCTATCTCTTCCTTTTGTTTCTCTACGAGCGTTTTTTGTGCCAATAATTCGGTATCAAGTTTTTTTACTTGTTCTTCTAATTCTGCAATTTTTTTGTCTTTGTCATCTTCAGGATTTTCTTTAGGATAGATTTTAGTATCTTCTTTCGTTCCTGCAATCCAACAAAAGCCTAAGTTATACCAAGTATAATTATCTTTTTCTATTTTTCCAATATAATCATATATACCATAGTCAATAAATCCTAAAATTTGTTTATCAAGTCCTGCTTCTTTTCTTGCTCTTAAGAACTCTCCTACTACTTCTATTTGATTTTTAGTAGTATCTCTTTTTGCTTGTTTAGAAGTACCAATAACTCTTGTAATGACTTTATTGTTTGTACTTGTACCAATCACTTGATCATCAAACAAAAACGTATAATCAGTTGGATTTACCAAATACTTCATTCTATCATTCCAATTGAAAGACCAATTTTTAGGTGTTTTCCACATTTCAAAATGCAAATGTACGGCATAGCCAAATGTGCCACCCATAGTTGCTATTTGTTGTCCTCTAGTTACTTTTTGATTAGGTTTTACAAGTGTAGAATTATCTTTTAAATGACAATATCTACTCCATAAAGCATAGTCATTAAATTCATGCTTTATCCAAATATAATTACCTGCATTATTATTTCCTGTAGTTTTGTCTACATACATTACTACACCATCGTTAATAGCATAAACAGGTGTATTATATTGTCCTCCGTAATTGTCATTCCAACCAAGGTCTACTCCTTTGTGCGGATTAGATTTTGAATAATAAGGTCCAGCAGTACTTAAATAAGGTTCAGTAATGCCATTGAATTTTAGAGGTAATCTATTGTATTTCATTTTCCAATTCCTCCAATGTTTTTATTTGGTCTTTAGGAATTTCGACTACTTCTTGCATTTTTGAAAAAGGTTTAAAAATTTTATCTTCAAATGATTTATAAATTGCATCTGCTCCTATCCAACTTATTAGACCTACCCATAAAGAATTAACTATTGATAAATCACTAAAACATATGGCAAAAAGAGTGCCAATTACCATTGATGCTCCTAAAGAAATTAACCATAAATACTTTTTGCTATTTAGACTTTCTTTTATTTTTTGTACCACTGCAGTAGTAATTATTGAACTACCTATTGCTACTATTAATATGTTTTTTATTAAATTAAAATCTAACATAAAATCACTCCTTTACAATGTCATCTTGCCATCCTGTGAAAATATCTTGTTTTGCTTTTGTATAAACATCTTTAAAAACTTCATCATTTTCTCTATTGATTTCACATTCATAGTATATCTCATCAATAGGAGTATTTGTTTCTAGGTTTTCCCTAGAATTACTAATGCCAAAATATGCTCTTGCTATTGTATCATCTACAAATAGTTTAGTTATTTTAGCATATGCAGGAGTTATATTTACTCCTTTTAAATTGTATCCATCATTTTTTATTAATCCCATAATTTTATTTCCTTTCTTTATTCATCTTGCCATGTAAGAGTTCCATTTATATTTTTTAATACTTGAGTTTTGGTAGTGTCATAACCTGAATATGTAGTTGGCAAAGTATCTACATATTTTTTGTTGGTTGCATTATTATCAGATGATGGTGTTGGAACATCAATCGTACTTCCAAACTTTTTCCATCCATAAATATATTGAAAAGAACTCGTGTCAACATATTTTTGCCCATTGGTATTTAAGTTATATTCCTTTGTTGATATGGATACATAATTGTATATTAATAAAGTGCTAAAATAAACACCACCCAAATTACTAAAATAATTGGGTAATAGTTGTAATATGCAGGGGTTATCAGTAGAAGGATTATTCGGCATATTTGAAATTTGGTATAAACCATTATATAAGAACGCTGTACCACTTGTGGTATCAGTAAATTTAATTCTAGTATTTGATGCATTTACCAAAATATAATCTCCAACTTTTAATTTAGTTCTGTCTATAATTGTAGGATTACTCTCTGTTCCTTGAACATCTATTGTATAAACAACTTTAATTCCTCCTCCACCACCTGTTGCACTAATTACATTACCTTCTATTGTGATGTTTTCTCCTGCTTCATATTGTATTGCACCATCTTTACCATCTGCACCTTTTGCTCCAGTATCTCCTTTATCGCCTTTATCTCCCTTTTCGCCCTTATCTCCTTTAGGACCTCTTGGTAAAAGTTCTCCACTTAAATTTTGATTAGAAGATATTTGACCTACTAATGTTTCTTTTGATTCTATCATTTAACATCACTTCCTTCAGGATAAAGAATGAAGTCTGCTGTACTTTCATCATCATATCCTACAACTGTTTGTTCGTGATTTAATTGTATTTCATACCAATAAGTAATAGGCTTATTTTGTATTTCATCAATTGTTGTATCTTCCTTTGTTAGTGGAATATCAACTGATGTCGTTGCTTCTTCTACTACAACATTTTTAAGCAATTTAGATTCCTTTTGAAGTCCTTTTTTTGTATAAACGCCTAAAGTTATCACATCGCCTTTTTGAAATATATGATCTGGTATTGTAAGTGTTATTGTCCCAATATCTCCTTTATTAATTTTTATAGTTTTGTTTTCTATTTTAAACATAATTTTTTTCCTCCTACTTCATTAATTTTTCCCATTTATCATGAATATAGCTGTTTTTATGTAAATCATTTTTATAGTGGTCGTAAACTTCATAAGCACGCTTTACTTCTGCTTCATCCATTGTTTCGCCGTTTTCTAGTGCTTTTAAAAATGTAACTAAAAAATTTTTACACTGATTTTCATCTAATTTTTCAATTGACTTATTAATAGGGTCTAGTTTAGTTTTGAATATTTTATTTACAGCAACTATTATTATTGAAATTGCTGTTATCAATTCTCCTAACGATAATATTATTTTTTCCATTTCTTTTCCCTTTCTATTTCCATTTTCCAATTGCAGTTATAAAAATAACTGCATTTACAATATTTTTTGTCGGTCTTAATAAACATATTCCTGAAAATCCACTTTTTGTTTGCGTTGAGTCATTACCATAATCACCCAACCAAAATCCAGCATCACTTGTTGCTTTTGCCGTTAATTGTAATGTTGGCGGCTCTATAAATTCTTGTGCGTAATTATAAAATGTTGTATTCATATATTGAAAAAGACTTCCCCATGCATTTTGAATGTTTACGGAATTTAAATTAATTTTTCTCGTACAGATCATTGTTCCATTGGTATATTTTATAAAATTTCCATTGCTATTGCTACCGCTTTCAAAGACATAATCTGCCACCTTTGGTATAAGATTTTCAAAAGGAACATTGTTTATTTTTAAAACCTTATTTCCTTTTATATCAATGGCATTGCTTCCAGCAGAAAGAATACATGTAATTTCACGTTTTGATAAATCTTCTAATTTATCTTTTATTTCAAATACAATTTCATATGATTGTGAAATATCAAATCCGCTGTCTGTATCTCCTAAAATAGCTTTATCTACTACACTAAATGAACTTTCATTAATCGTTGGAGTAATTGTTGTCGTTCCTGTCGAGTAGTCCCCTGTTGAACCAGCTAAACGATATTTATATGAAATTGTTAAAGAATTAGTAGTCTTGCCAAAATTACCGTTCCAAAATGTACCGCTAAAACTAATTTTAGTTTCTTCTTCACTTCCATTTGTTCTTTCAATTTCAACTTCTGTTGTATTAACTTCAACAGGGTTGTAATTTATAATGTTTAATTGTTTTTCAACATTGGTTTGTTTTTGTCTTGAATCTATGGCTGAAACAATTATTTTATTTGAATTATAATTAGGAATTTCTAAATTTATTTCATTTTCACTATAATTGATTGGCACGGTATCAATTATATAGCTTTGCATAGTGGCATATTTTTGTCCAACCGCTTTTTTTGATGTAGGAATTGTTACTTTTAAAGCGGAATATCCTAAAATTATATCTTGCGCACTATTTGTTAGTGAATTGGTTATCGAATTACTATCTGCATAATCAAAATCAGTAAATATTGGATCTGCATTCAAAATTCTTATTACCATAGGTACTCTGTCACTACCTATTAATGTTTCTCCATCATAAGTATCTAAATACATTCCTAATGCAGGCATTTTAATTGTGGTGGTATTTTGGTATAAAGCATTTAATTGTTCTTGTGATAATTGAATTACACTTCCATTTTCAACATTATTAAATGTCGCAAACAACGTTTCTATTTGTGTTGTTTCGTTATATATAACCCACCTTATATTTTGTGTGTAACTTTCAACATATTTGGTAATATCTAATGTGATTGGTTGTTCCACATCGAATGTAAGAGCTGAAAATGTATTATTTAATTTTGATGCTACACCATTTAATTCTAAATTTACACTTACATCATTATTACCCTTAACTGGCATATAATTAACGCTCTCTAAATTTGAATTGAAACGCCCCGTAACCGTAATTGTTTTATTGCTTTCGATATATCCTTTCCAAGTAACCAAACGTACCCATTGCCCTCTCGGCCATATTTTGCTAACGACAGCACTTTGATACTGTACTCCATCTATTAAAATATAGGCTCTTGGTAGCGAATAATCATAAAATCCACCTGGATTAGTAGCATATGAATCTAAATAACACTCAACCTCTCTTTTTGAACCTGATATATTACCTGTATCATTTGCAGTAATTCTAAATTGATATGCATTTGCTGTTGAATAGCCTTTTGCTTTTACATTAATCGTGTTTTGTGCCATATTATGATTCCTCCCCATTAATTGATGTGATACCTGTTGTTTTTGATTTTCTAATTATTAATCCGCTTATTCTTGAATTATTTGTAACAGTTAAATCTCTAAGTTTTCCACCTGTGGAAGTTCCTTCCATAACAGACTCTCCCGTTGTTTTATTTCTTACTCTAAAGCCATCACTATTCATGGTTGCTTTAGTGTCCGTAGTGCTAGAAATAGCTGTTATTCCTTCGCCAATTTGTACTGTTTCACTATACGATTCATTAGCATTTTGTGTCCAAAGTAGCATGCCGTTTGCCCCTTCTTCGCCATATTTCATCATTAAATCATATATTTCAAAACCATTATTTGAGTTTGCTATAATTTCTAGTGTAAATACTTGTTTCACTTCGCCTGAAGTATGTATTTCTCCACTGGCTCCGAGAGTAATTGTTCTACCATTATATTTGATAGTACCTTCTGCGCCATCAACCAATCTTTTATATTTAAACGAAATAGAACATATCAATCCTTCGACAACTCCATTAACTGTCTTTGTTGGTATTTGTATAGTTTGACTTAAAGTACCTTGTTGTGTAAGAATAGCAAAACCACTTTTAGCTTCAGGCTCAACCATTTGTTTCAAGTTTCCTGTCCAATATTCCCCAGTATTTTCACTTTTCATATACCAAGGAGCAGTGTTTCGTAAAAGATTATTTCCACCACTTTGAGTAAATATATTAGTAAGGCCTGATTCTACATCTATGATTAATTTATTTATTTGTTCTTTTTTATAATAATTGTTATTTAAATTATCATTTGTGTTGGATATTGTTTCATCAACAAGTTCTATTTGTTCACTAACATTTGCCACTTCAATAGTTATCTCATTAACATTTTGACTTATTTTAGAAACTTTACTATTTAATTCTCCTGTTTCTTCAGCTATACTAACCAACTCATTTTTTATATGATTTACATCTAACTTGATGTTTTTATATTCTTGTTTTGTACTACCTGGAAGATTATAATTAGTATCGCTTGTTTCCTGCGTTTCAACATTAATATTACTTCTAATTCTACTAGTTGTTTCATAGTTTAATAACACAGCATTAAACATATTTCCTTTTTTATCTACTATTTTTAAAACATCATTTAAATCATAACAAAAGCCATCTACAAAATCAGTAATTTCAAAAGGAATAATAGAACTACCAATTATATAACTTGCAACCTTTTCTATCATTTCCTCTCTATATAGATCAACAAATGGATTATCCAATATCTTCCATTCAACAGAATTATCTGGCTTATTTGTCGGATAATATATATTATCATTTATATCCGTTTTTCCTAAAACAATGACATCAATAGGGCCAAATTGTTGCTCCCTGCTTAATTTAATATAACGACTATTGGAAATAGTGTTATCAGTATTAAATTGAGGAGTTATTATCAATTTTCCATCACGATTGATATATGCAATAGAACCACCAATTTCAGCAATTCTACTTATTACTTCTCTATAAGTTGTATTCTGACTAAAATTAGGTTGCTTAAATTTATAATCATACCAATTAAATGTAGTTGTCCCCAATTCAATCCCAATATTTGTACATATTTCTTGTATTATTTCTAAACCTGTATGAGTAGAAGTCCAATCTAAATCACTTTTATAAATATCATTAAAAATTTGACCTTTATCTTGTATATTTTTAAATATTATAGTTTTTTGAGATATGTTTGTAGTAATTTGTTCTGCTCTAGGAATAAATATCCCTTGTGGAATATATTCAACTACTCCATTTATTTCAATTCCTTTATAAACGGTTACTTCTTTATCTTTAAAATCTAAATTACCATCTATATCATATATTTCAAAGCTACATGTTTTAATTGGAAAACCACCAAACATCGAATTAGTTTTATGCGATATTTTAGGAGTTGTTTTTATAATAGAAGTGTATTCGGTGTTATTCACAACAATTTTACTTCTTGATTTTATAGAAGTTTTTTGTTCTAATTCTTCTTTATAATTATTGCTTATTGTATACATATTTACTCAACCTTATTTGTAACAAATCTAATTTGAAATGGTTCTGTGTGAAATTCATCATTGATAAGAACTCCTGTTATCTTATCTCCAACAATGTACATCGATTTGGTAACAAATCCTTTTTCTTTTAAATCGTAATAAGTAATTTGACAATCAGTTTCTTCTAAAAGATTAATTAAGCAAGAGGCTTTATCTTCATCCCTATAATCTTTAAAATCATAGTAAATTTTTTTTATCATTCCAATCACATCATGATACATTGTTCCATCATCACTTCTACCAGCATTGTCTCCTTCTTGCATAGAGTATTCCCACCCTATTCCATCCGCAGTATATATCACATTATTTATTTTAAATTCATTTTTTTTCATATTTTTCTCCTTTAAGGCAAATGAAAAGAGAAGCTTATACTAATAATAAGACTTCTCCAGCTTCAATTTGTGCCTGATTAATTTTCTTTATGATTTTTCTACCGTCTTCATATCTGACTTCAATTATAAATTTAAATTCTTTTGAACTATTAGATGTTTCACTATCCTTTATTGCTTTTAATGTTTGATCATATATTTTACTTTCCGGTGTAGTAATTTCAGGTTCTCTTTTGTTATCTCCAACAATAGCAAGTTGTGGATTATTTTTTTTAAAATATCCACCTTGGGCTAATAATGGAATTTGTGGTATTGGTGCCCTCCATTTCAACCAACTAAAAGGAGTTAAGCCTAAGAAACTTATATCATGTATTTTTTGTAAAATACCATTCAATCCTTTAAATGGCAAAGCAACTACTTTATTAATTCCTTTTATTATTACATTTACAACTGCTGTAAATGCTTTTACTATTCCTTCTTTTATACCATCAAATATTTTCCCACCAGTTGAAAACACTTTCTTTACACCTTCCCATGCATTTGTAAAGACATCTTTAAAAAAACTAGCAACAGCGGAAAAAACACTTTTTATTCCTTCCCATGCATTTGAAGCTCCATTTTTTAAGCCATTCCACATTCCAGAAAAAAAGTTGCTTACTGGTTCAACAATATTACTTTTAAACCAATTTGATACACCTTCCCATATCAATTTAATTTTATCCCAACATTTTGAAGCGGCTTCTTTTATTTCATTCCAATGCTTAACACATAAAACAATAGTAGCAATTAATGAGCCTATTGCTAACACAACTAATGTTATAGGGTTAGTAAGAATTGCCATTATTCCTGAAAATGCTCCTGTAACAATATTACAAACAACCATTGCTGCATTGTATAAAGCAAGTGCACCGGCAATAGCGCCAATAGCAATTCCTATTCCTTCTAAAATTGCCATCGCTGTTTCATTTCGTGAAATCCAATTCAACGCATCGCCTATGCTATTTAAAACATCAGTAATTACTCCGCCAGTCCAACTTAACATAGGTTTTAAAATACTGTTCCATAACCATTCAAATAATGGTTTGACATCTTTTATAGCCTCATTTAATACATTTAACGCACCACTTAATATATTTAAAAACGATGGTATAATGTCTTCTATAGTAAATCCAGCTAGTGGAACTAATATATTAAAATATAACCAACTCAACCCATTACCAATTTTTTCTCCAAATGGTTCTAGTGATTTCTTTAACTTATTGAAAGCAGTTGTTAATGGTTCAAAACTAATATTTTTTAAAGGTTCCAAATATTTTCTTATTTTATATATTGTATTTTCAATTGCAGCGCTAATTACATTGTCTGGTGTTTCTACTATACCAATGCTTGTGCTTTCACTTGATGAAACACCTTCATTAGTTGCATTGTTGTTTGTTGAAGCACTGTCTTTAGTCTTCAATACATTTATTTCATCAATATTCGCAAACGCTTTATTTATTTTTTTTGCAGAAGATACAGCATCTTTTGCACTTTGTTTGGAATTCATGCCTATTTTTGCCACACTGCTAGCAGTTTTTGACACAACATCAGGCATTTTTAAACCAAATACACCTATTATAATCTGTATTTTTTCAAATAACTTAGTTATTGTATTTATTGTACTGTTAATAACTGGTATAAACAATTGGGCTAGTGGTGTTATCACTTTGCCTATCGCAACTGTCATTTGATTAAAATTAAACTTTAATTGCTGAATTTGACCAGAAAAAGTCTTAGTATAAGCTGCCGCATCACCAATTTGAAATCTAGTTTCATTCATTATTCCGTTATATTCGGCCTGAATTTTTTCTGCTTGTGTCAAAGATGTAGAAGATTTACCTATACTTTTAGCATATTCCTCCCACATTTTAGCAACATTTTTTGTAACACCAGCATTATCTACTAGTATTGAATTTTCATTTTTTAATCCTTCTGTTGCTGTTACAACTGCCTCTCCCAAATCATAAGATGCTTGTCTTCCAAACGCGGCACTATCTTTTAATCTGTTTAATGTATCTTCTATCTGTTTAGTACTATATCCTCTAGATAAAAGATTTTTATATGCTGTAGCTGTTTCTTCTATAGAAACTAAACCATCAGCAGTATATTTTTTTACAAAATTTTGTGCTTGCAAAAAAGAGTTTCCTGTCCCTTGTACAATACTATTTAATCCTGTAAATGCACTTTGTACTTTACTAGCACTTGATATACATTCTTTTGTAAAGTTTGCCACCTCTTTAACAGCAAATGCACCAACAACAAATTTACCTATTTTTTTGAAAGAAGAAGAAAAAGCATTCTCACTGCTTTTAATTTTATTATTAAGCTGTTTATCATAATTACTATCATTAAGATTCAAATCAAAAGCCACTGCACCAACAGTTGTTGCTCTTGCCATATCAAGCACCTCCTATCTAAACATCTGTGAAAATATTTTAGAAATATCTTCACCTTTTAATTCTATTTTTTTGTTTTTATTGCTCTTTTCTCTAAAATCAGCCCATTCAGTACGGATTTCTTTTTCTTTTTTTGTCATTTGCTTTATTTTTTTTACATCAGTTTCTGATCTTATTTGAACAACATAGCCTAAAGGCGTGTCACTATTTATACATGTTAATAATTGTCTAAATTCTTGACAAGATATATGTTCATATTCGTAATAAAGTCTTATTCCGTATTGCTGAGCAAAACTAGAAACAATTAAGTCCCAATCAAACTTTAAATCATAATATGTTTCTGGGACCATTAGTTTTTTCTTAATTGTTCTTTTGATTGTTGTTCTAATGTTTCTGGGGATTCCCCTATGATAGCTCCCATAATGCAATATGATAAATGTGTTGCATTAGAAACAGATAGGTTTAAATCACTTATTTCTTTACTTGCTTCTTTTCCTAAAGCCAATTCATAAATTTTTGATGTTTTTTCTTTTTCTAACAATTTACTATCATTTTGAACTTCTTGGATTTTTTCCCAAGTTTTTTGTCTATCATCAACAGTATAAAGTTTATCTCCAATTTTTAATTGTGGTTGGTTATCACCACTTAATACTTCCTTTGTTATTCCAGTATCTATTATTCTCATCTTTATCTTCCTTTCATTTTATAAAATTAAAAAGGGTAAAGTTATTTACCTTACCCTTATGCAGCGGCAGGAGTAAATGTTGGTTTTCCTTTACCCGTTAAATCACCGCTTAGTGGTGCAACATCAGTAGCAGCACCTAATATATCTGTTAAAGCAGTAACAGCAGTAAATTCTAATTTAGAACCATCTGGAAATTCAATTTGCCAATCTGCCTCGGCATCTTTACCAATGTTATATCTTAATCCTTCAAGATAATCATTGCCTGTATCTCCTAAGGTTCTTTTACCACTAAATGAACCACTTAATGCTTTTGCCGTTAAGAATGCATTTTGCCATCCACCATTATTTATTGAATACCAAGTTTCAGTATTACTTTCAATACTTAAACTTACTTCCTCTAAATCTGCTATCTCACTATATACATCAGTTTGTGCAGACACAGCAGAAGTCTTAATTTTTACTTTACAATTACTTACCGAATACTGTCCTATTTTTATATTTGCCATTTCTTATTCCTCACCTTTCTTCGTAAAATTTTAATTCTATCGAATATTCATACACATTATTATCATCTGTGCCTAAATTAATTGGCTCATTGTACAAATGCTGTACAAATACTCTTTTGTTATTAATGAAAAACGACCTCTCGTTAAAAAAGTCATATATTTTTTGTGCCATTATCTCGGCATCATTTTGATTTTTAGTATATCTTAATAGAATTGTAACTGATTTTATGTTTGTAGATTTATTTTTTATTCCACCAAACACTCCAACATAATCGTTGCTCATTTTAGAATTATAAAAACATATTGCTTTTTCTTGGTTATTATCTATTTTTCCTATACTAATGGAATATTCCCATCTGAATTCTTGTTTAAAATAATCTTTGTATTCCTTTAAAGTCATTTTAATTTTCCTTTCATAATTTTTACAAACTTTTTAGAAGCCCAATTTTTTTTATCTCTACTTATATATGGTTCAAACCACATACCACTAGCATTTTTGTTTTTTGTTTTTTGAAATTTATACTCTGGATGAAAATATAATCTCCTAGCATAAGGACCATCAGACACAATTGTGATTTTCCCAGCTTTCTTTTTTGAATCATCAACAAATGTTTTTCTATTTTGTAATTCTCCAGTATCAAAAGGCATAGTCTGGCTTTTTTGTAAATCACTCTTTAAAGCATCAGCAGTTTCTACTAATGCTTCTCTCATCAATTTTTTAATATATTCATTGCTCTTGTGATCTATTTTACCAGTTACTTTAATTTTCATTTTATTTCAAACTCCGTATGATGAATTGTTCCGTTAGGATTTCTAGGTCTATAACTGGCATATATCTCATAACTATTTCCATTTATAGTAATAACACCATCACTAATACTTTTTAATGATGGTGCTATATCACCTTTTATAATAACCTTCCCAAGCAAAATAATTTGTTTGCCATCTGCATCAATAATTCTTTTTGATTTTTCACTGAAAATACATTTGCCACTTGTATTTAAACTTTCAAGAGGACCTCCATCTTCAGAAATTCCTTCTTGGTTCAAAATAAGTGAATATTCAGTTTTCAATAACCAATCTGGAAAAGGTAATACATTAATTTTGTTTGCCATTATCTTATATTACTATCTAAACCAGTCTTACGAACATAATCATAAGCCATTTCAGACATGTTTTTCCTTTGTGCTATTGTTTTATTGCTATTAGAATTATCTATATTTACAGATATGTCTAACACGCTATAAGAAGAAACATCTCTATTATCTTCATTGTTATATCCATTTTCATAAATATATTCTGCTTGATAACAAATTGCATCTCTTATTTTTTCTTGTTGGAAATTAGTTAAATTATTAAAACCTACTGCAACTATTCTATTGTAAGTTATACTATCAATTTTTTCTTGTGCTAATTTTAAATACTTTTCAATTTCATTATCTGGTATTTTATTTCCATCAAATTCATTTGAATAATACTCTTCACTAACATAAAGTGTCATTTGCCACCTCCTAGATGGCTATTCTGCCACCATCTTATTTTTTTCTTTTTTAGAATCAGATTTATTGTCTTCTTTTATTTCTTCAAAATTAGGATTATTTCTTAATTTATCAATATAAAAGTTTAAATTTTCAACAACAATCTTTCCAGTTTTCTTATTCTTGAACTTTGCCATTCTCATCATCCTTTTTAGGTTGATTTTTTGTTTCTTTTTTATCATCCTTTTTAGGTTGATTTTTTGTTTCTTTTTTATCATCCTTTTTAGGTTGATTTTTAATTATTAATCCTATTGTTCTCATTTTCATTCCCCCATTATGCAGTTGGTGCTGCTTTATGATGTAAGTAGATTCCTGCTACTTTATTTTCATAAACATCAGCAAGTCCATATTTTCTATAACCGAACTTCCAAGCATCAGCAGTTTGATTTTGTTCTGGTGTAACTACTTTTGGAGCAATATGTTTGTTATATTGCATTACAGCATCTTTTTGGATAATCATAAAGTTGATATCAGCACCATTAGTATCTCCACTTTCAGAACCTTTAGCATGTCTCTTATATCCACCTTTTTCTTCTCCAGTAGTTTTACCATCTAACATATCTATTGCAGTATAAAATCTAGTTTGTGGAACTAAGATAACTTGTTCAAATCTTGATAATACTTCTTTTGATTTAGTAGTATCTAGGTCATCAATTAAACCTTTTAAAGTTGGAGTAATAAATAAATATCTTTTTTCATAAGTTACTTCATCTTCATCCATCTTATTTGTTGCTGCTCTTAAAGCACTAATTACATCAGCACCTGTTGATAAAGTAGCTGGTGTTGCAACTTTAGAAATACCACTGACACCTGCATATGTAGCAAATCTAAATGCGTCACCTTCTGGGGCAACTTTAGTTCTAATAAATTCACTTGCTAATTTGCCATAAGCAATTCCAGCAGTTTCTTCATTATCCATTGCATCAACACTGAACATTCTACCTCTTTCATAATTAAATTTAACAGTTTCGTTTGTTAATGTTACATCTCCATTTGTGTAACCACTGTTTCTATCATAATCACCTAAAGCATCCATATCAATTTTAGGAATTATGATTTCGTTTGCATTAGCCCCTTCTTGTGCTAGTGAAGCATCACTATCTAATACAGAAGTTAATGCAGCTTGTTTGTACACTTCATCCAATAAAGGTACATATTTTTTAAATTTTGCTATACTATTTGCCATTTTTATCATCTCCCTTTCTTTTTGGCAACAAAAAATGAGACTATTTTAATCCCATTATTCTTCGCATATCTGCAAGTTCATCTTTTTGTTCTTCTTTTCCATCATCGCCAATTTTAAAACCTTTTTTGTTTTCCTCAGTTTTTGAAATTAGTTCTGGAAAATCTTTTAATAAATCCTCGATTTCAGTATTTAATTTACTTTCGTCTAATGAACCATCTTTATCAAGAATATTTTTTTTATCAACTAATCTAACCGCTCTAGCGACCTTTTCTTCTTTGACATTTTTTCTCAATAAAGCATTTTCAATTTTAACATTGACCGCTTCAAGTGTTGCTTTTTCAGCTCTTTTAATGGCTTCTTGTGTTTTTTCATCAACACTCTTGTTTTTTTCTTCATCTTCTCTTGCTTTTGCAAGAATAGATTTAGCTTTTTCAACATCATCAATACCTAAATCTTTTAATTGCTTTGCTAAAGCTTTTTGCTCGTTTTTTAAACTAATATCATTTAATTCTTTATCTGTGTACTTTTTTTCTTCCACTTTTTTATCAGTTTCTTTAGTTCCCTCATCTTTAGCATTCTTTGTAGTATCTTTTGCTTCTTCTACATTAGAAGTTTGAACATTATCTTCGTTCATTTTTCTCTCCTTTTTGTTGGATAAGGTCATCCACACTCCGTTTATTAGATACGGTCAAACTATATTTTAGTGCATACAAAAAGCCGATATTTTTTTTATCAGCTCTATATTTATAAACACCATAGAATAAATAGTCAACCCAGGTTCTTATAATCTATAAACTATCTACTCTATGCTACCTATAAAAGGTAACACTTTTTTATTTTTTCTTATTTAATACATTTACTATTTCTCTATTTTCTAATCTTGTTTTTTCAAGTTCTGCTCTTATTGCAGATAAAACGCACATGATAAAAAATAATAAAATTACTATAATTATTAATATTGCTATCATATTTATTTCCTTTCTACATATAATATTAATGGTTGGGGTAGCAGGATTTGAACCTGCACAATCTAGTTCCGAAAACTAGTGCACTACCAAGTTGTGCTATGCTCCGATTTGACACATTATAGTTTTTGTGCTATAATGTATACATTAAAAGTTGTAGTCGTGGTGACCTTTTCACCTAGTGTTACAACTTTTATTTTTTTGTATTTATATTTTTGAATATTAAAAATTGTTTACCTTTCCTTATTCCAATTTCCTCAACCCATGGTGCTTTCCACTTAAATAATTTATCAATTTGTTTTACTAATTCATTAATAGTCAAAGGAGAATCAGTAGCTTCAAACAAAAACTTTTTTGCTTGTTTTTCTTTTCCATCAACATTGTGGAATAATAGTTGGCTACTTTTGCCAGTAACAATTTTCATATCATAGTTTCCTAAAAATTGTTTTTTCTTATATATAGTACAGTCTGCAACGCTAATATTTTCTGGAAATTCCACTTCAGGATTTAATTGTATATTTAATCCTGTTTTTTTTACCAACCAATCAGCAAACTCTCTTTCACTTTGTTTTGTTCTATATTTTACAAAATGATCATCAATAATATATTTCTCTCCGTTGTAATTAAATATTTCATCTTTTTCTAATACCTTTGTTTCTTTATTATTTACATCAGAAATATCAGACCATTGATTTGTTATATCAACATAAGAATTATTAATAAGTTTTTCTTTCTCGTTTATCCATTGTTCTTTTCTATTAGCAAATCTTTGAATATTAATTGGCGATATTGAACCTTTTTCTAATCTATCAAATCTTTTGATATTTCTATCAATATAATTTAATTCATTATTATTAATTTCATCAATTCTATTATTTATCCAATTAATATCATTTTCATATTCTTCATCAGAATAATTTTCTATATCATCAGCCTCCGGATAATAAGTCGTTAAGCCATGGCGACAATTTGGATGCAAAAACCCTTGTTTCATTGCTTCACTTAATAGCATGTACTTACCATCTTTTTTTGTGCCCCCAGAATACACATCATCAATAAATATTTTATTTTCCCATTTTTGACATATTGGACAAGCACCACCATGAGATGTTGATTGGACTAATACTCTTCCTATAGATTTTCTAAAGTCTCCTTCCCCCATTAATTGAGCCCTTAAACTTGCAGTTCTAACAGCCATTTGAGAATAACTGGCAATATTGACTCTTCTGCCATTCTTATATTCGACACAGTTAAATCCTCTACTTAAAAAGTCTTTATTTGCTTCATCTATAGCAAGTTTAGTTTTTTGTAGTTCAGTTAATTCTTTAGTTGCCATTCTAGCAGACTGTTTTTCAGTAAAAACTCCATTAGCAACAAAAAAAGCACTTTTATGAATGACTTGCCTATATTGATCATTAGACATTCTTAGAACTGCTGTGTTGGCTGTTTTTAAATCATTATTAACTGTTCTTATTAAAGCGTTAACTTTTCTATCGTTTGTCCTAAAAAAACTATGATTCATTACCTTAGATGGTTTCAAATTATTACCGGTTATTTTGTTATATTGATTAATTGCTTTAATAGAACCTTGATTTAGTTCTTTTTTTAAATGTTCCGATATGCTTTTAGGAAGTTGCTTAACATAACCATCTATAATAGTTTTATTTTCTTTTTGATACCTTTTTAATTCTTTTAACTTTTCAGTTTGCCATTGTGAATATTCAAACCCAGTCTTTTTTTCCTCTTTAAGATGTCTTTTGTAATTTCTTTTCATAGAAGATATCAATTCCATTTCCATATCTTCATATAACTGTTTTATTTTATAATCATTCATTAATTATCACTACTTTGAATAATCTTTATATCAGAATATTTGCAATTAACAGTTGTTGATACTGTATTATCTTTTTTTTCTGTAAAACTTACTCTTTCATTACTATCCCAGTTAGATATACTAAAATAAGTTATATTTTCATAAGTTTTACCATCATATTTGATTTTTAATCCTTTTATTGGCTTCTCTTTACTTTCTATCATTAGAATCACCTACTTTCACATTTAATATTTCTTCATTTTCTATTAAATCTAAATCATCATTAATTGAAGGTTCATCCATATCAACAATACCTTGTTCATTTTTTATCCTTTGAACCTCTTTTTGTTTCCACTTATCATCCTTAGTGTCTCCGTAAAGCTCCTCTACACTAGTTTCTATACTCATTATTCCATTTGTCTTTGCTTTACCAATTGTTTCAATTTGAGCTTCAAACGATGGATTAGCATAACCTCCAAAAGATGCTACACCTGGAGTGTCTGTAATTTCAGTTCGATTCATTGTGTCATACACTTTGAATGTAATATTAACCATATCGCTTATTACTTTTGTTAGCACTTCAACTATTTGATTTCTTTTATATAATGTAGTTTTTTCCTTTTCACGTGTTGCTTCTGCATTATCTATTTTTTTTGTATCTATTCCTAGAGTACTAGGACTAATTAAACCTGTTAAACATTGGTCTAACGCAGTTATATATGTACTTAATAATGCCTCATATTGAATTTGACCTTGTGTTGTTTCTATTTTGTTTTTACTAGCGCCATCTTCTGATATTGTTTCTTCAACTGATATAAAATCATTGTCTAAATCACTACCTCTTAATAATAATCCTGTTTCTGGGTCTCTTGGCAATAGCGATTCAGGAATATAAGTTTTAATTTGTCCTTTTCTTAACGCCAACATCCATTGAGACCATACCTCATCAAATGCATCAAAATTATCAAGTTTTCCATCAAATAATGATTTCCCTCTTCCAGCATATTTTTTAGATTTTCTGAGCATAACAGGAAGAGCCATCATAAATTCATTAGGATTTATTACTTTTTCATATTTATTAACTAATTCCGGAAAATCTTCTATCTTACATTCTTTACCTTCCTTATTAACTAATTTATAAGTTATATCTTTTTGTGAATATCTTTCGAGAAGTGTATACCTTTGTTTATTAATTATTTTTTTTGTTTTAAATACAATAGCAATTAGTCGCCCTCTTTCACGTTCAAAATCAACCCTTGAACCATCATAATATTCTATAATAGGATATTTACTTATATCAAGATCAACAGACCATTTAAATGCCCCATCTCCACATACTAATGCTCCAACTACCGCATCTCTTAATAATGCTTTCGGATTGTTTTCTTCTGCTATCTTATTCCATTCTTCTTGTCTTTTACCAGCTTCTATTTTATTCAAATCATCAGTAGATATATCTGCCAATGTATCAACAATCATTGATGGCAAGCCTGTATGTATTTTTCTTATATTCATACCTACAGTAGGTTTACTTCCCCAAAAGTGTTTGTTGCCAAGTCTATCATTTAATTGCTCATATAATTGTTGTATTTCATTTGGATCGCCCCTATACCATATGTTATTAATAAACGCTTGACTCTCATAATTATTTAATTGTTCAATATCTATTTGTATTGAATCAGGATTTTTAATTTCTAACCAATTTCTTATCATATTTTTCATCCATCCCATCTTTTATCACTCTCCAGTGTCCGCATCTTTTATCATTTGTTTTATCATTTCCCAATTGCCTATCAATTTTTTAAATGGCAACCATGCATATTGACAACCTTGTATGTGATGGTCATTTCCATCCTCAAGTTGTCCATCTTCTGTAAAACTATATACATTCGTTTCATTTATATAATTTTTGCATGTTTCTACAATTAAAAAGTCTTCGGTATTTAACCAAGACTGTTGTAACTGAACTCTCGTTAAGTTTTTTGTTTTTTTCCATGCACCTTCAAATATATAAATGCATCCAGTTTTTCTTTTATACTTTTTTGCTTCTGCTATTGTTCCAGCATCAGCACTATCTATAAAAATATATCTAGCAAACCCCCATTTATCTTTACATTTTTCAGCAAAGTTAATTAGTTTAGGTATAACATCAGATGGGGCAAATGGTATTTCTCTGTCTTTGTTGTTATATCCTTCTTCTTCTAATAAAATACATTTCCTATCATCAGTTATACCAATAAACTCAAATGTAAGTTTATCATGTGATTTTTTTGAATAAGATGTATCACATCCTATTGCAAATCTTACAAATTTTCTTTTCTTTTTAGGTTCTTCTTCTTTCCAGTCTTCAAACATTGCTCTTTTTTCACTTATAATATGTTTTTCTGCAATGATATTGAAAACAAGTCCCGTTGCCTTTCCTCTTAATCCTTGAATCTTATTTTTATATAATTTAGTTCCAACAGGTACAGATTCTATTATTTGTTTTTTCTTCTCATCAGTCAAACTTAAATTATGATTAAAAGTAAAATACCACCAGGTCCAATCGGCAACTTGTGGTTCATTTAACATCTTTAATAATTTTATTGGCCCATCATTTTTATATTTACCTATTGGCCTTGATTTATTAACAAACTCTGTATAGCATTCTTTGTTTGGATCATCAGGGTTCATAGTACACAATCTATAGTCTGCTCTCATGAACGCCTCTCGGACAAATTCCATATCAGCAATATTAAACTCATCTATAAATAATCCAAATACTTGCCCGCCTAATGCTTTTTTCCAACGTGCCTTATTATCATATCCTAATACATAAATTATCTTGTTACCAGTTTCTGTATGAAAAATTATATGTGGTAGGCTTATCTTTCCTTTACCATTTGGATTGTACTCTATACATCCACCTTCCTTATAATCTCCAAATATTTCAATTAGCCCTTTATCAGAGTTGATTATATTTTTTTCTATAGTTCCTAAGTCTAATCCTGATATAATGTTTGGTTTATTTCCCTTATAATTAGTTATCTTAAACATAAATTTAGGAATACCCACAGTTGTTTTTCCAGCAAATGTCGTTCCTTCTAAAAATTCAGTGCTACAATCATATTTAAGAAAATCAATATATTTTTCACTTAATGGAAAATCGCTATTCACTTTTACCACCTAATTGTTTAGATATAGATGATAGTATCTTTATGGATTCAGGATTTTCAATTTTAACTGTTTCAGTAAACATTCCTAAATATTTTCCTAATAATTCCAAAGCTTTAACTTTATCATATGTTTCAACATTGACTCCGTGTTTTGTAGTTTTATAACCAGCTATAACTTTTTTCTCATTCGCGTTCAGTTCACTTGTATCTGTTAATTCGACATTTGGGATACTTAAAACTTTGTTTTCTTCAATTTCAATTTTTTTGTTAACAAGTTTAGATATATTAGTTCTATCAGTAAATGCTATTGCAACAAGTTCATTAACAATATCATCAATATTAACCAAAGCTTTTTTTTCAATTTTGGATTGTAACTCTTTAATATACTCTTGAACCTTAGCATTTCTTAGCAGCCTACTGGCATTAACCATGGCTGTTTCTTCTTTTTTACAACCCCTATATGCTTTCAAATATGCCTGAGTTGCGTTCATACCTAATTTTAAATATTCTTGGCAAAATATTTTTTGACTGTTACTCAATTTTTTTACATTTCCTTCATGCATATTGACCCTCCACTTATCTGTATATTCTATCTAAATGCTGATACCTTATTAATGATTTTCCCTTACTAGTTTTGTCTTTAATGTGTTTTTTTTCAAACATTTTTAATAACTCGCTAATAATTACCAAATCTTCTTTTTCTATACATCCTTTTTTGTTACATATAGTCATTATTTTATTAACAGCATCATATATATTAAATTCTTTGAATTCTATTATATGTAAATATTGATGGCTAACAGGCATTAATATTGCACCATTATCTATTGTTTCTTTGCCACCATTTTCTTTTTTTATTAAATGATGGTATGTTGCATTATCTTTAACTAATTTATAACCCATAAAGTCATGTTCTTTTAAATTATAAATCTTTATCATCTGCCTTGTTATACTTTTCATATTTACCTCTTTTAACTATCTTGCCAACCCACCAATAGTAATTATTGATAGTTCCTATTCCCTTTATACACCCAAAATAAAAGCAATCATTTAGATTGCCTGTAAGAAAATTCTTACTATGATTACAAGTAGTATTAATAGATACTATACTAATGATATAAAGGTGTGTTAATTTGTTCCTTATATTAGCTTACTCACAGAACACGTTTAAAGTAATATATACGTGTGTCCTTTTATTACTTCAACCTTAAAACGCTCTCTCTTTTATATATCATCAGTACACTATTTACTAACAGCGCTTATTGTCTATAAAGATGAATTGCTACATCAAGTGGAACTTGATTTACTCCATTATGGAACACATTTACAGACTACTAGTTTTTATAAGCACCAACAGAACAAAATTCAAAGGCGTTAGAAAAGAAAATAATTAAAACCAATAAATATTGCTCTGTTGCTACCTATAAGGTAACACATAAATTATTACTTAAATCTAATGCTCTAGTGCCTTATAGACACCATATCAAATAAATATAGTTTTCTGGTGCAAGGATACCCTTGATAATCGTTTCCTTTAAATACAAATCGTTTCCCACACTAGATGTTTTGTACATAAACACCTTTACTTGTATTATTATTCACTAATCTGCAGTTCGTGAAATTATCAATGTACCGATTATATTTATTCGATATGCTATCCATAAGATAGCATTCCCTTTATGGGAAAATCAACACATTACTTAGTGCCTTTATTAGCACCATACCGGTAGTTTGGATTTTCGGGAGGCGCTACCTCTACGCCCTATTTCAGGCCCAAGGAACATGTCTAGCTATAAACCTTTCCTTTACAAAGTTTTTAACTACCAGTATGCCACTAATAACAAATAACTCATAAATTATGAGTCATTTTCTTACAATACTATATTAACATAAAAAAGGTGTCACTTGGTGTCAATGTTTTAAACATCTCTTTGTCTTTTCCATTTTCTATAAATATTTCTACACTGTGTCTTGGAATAATGTGTCTTTCTACTTATTTCTTCCCAAGTATAATTTTCTAAGCATTGCTCTTTATAATATATAATTAATTTTTCTACTTCCTTGTATTTTCCTAATCTATGTAATTCATTTTCTACGTAGGATTCTAAATTGTTTTTTCTTGCATATAATTTATCAAGCTCGTAATCTATTTTTTCATTTTTCATAATGTAATTTAAAAATTTGTCAGTTCTTGTCCCACCTGCTACGACTTCTTTTGAAACATCCAACGCACCAGGTAATATTTTTCCTGTTACTATTTCTTTTTCGTTTAACCAATATTCTATTTCATTATCTATTTTTTCTATTTCATTACTTGCTTCTTTTAAATTCATGCTTACTCACCTACCTTATATGCCTTTTGTTCCATTTGCTCGTGTGTTAATATCTCTCTTAAATTTTCTATTGGGAAAAATTCTATTTGAAAATCAGAATTAAATACACCAATTTCATTATCATTGTAATTAATAGCAATAAGTTCAAATATATTAGTATCTTCTTCATCTATATCGTCTTCCATAAATAATTTTATTACATCTCCAACTTCCAAAATATCAATTATGTTATAACTGGCTTTAATTACATTTTCTTTTGTATATTCTCCTTGATAGATACTGCCATCATTTTCAGTTAATATAGTGGTTTCAAATACATTTGCAATTTTATTTATAATAACTATATTTTCAGCATCATTTTGTAGCCTTGCATACATTCCAACTTCTAATTTCATTTTTTACCTCCAACATTCTCGTATAATCTGTTTTATATTTTCATCAACATTTTTATAAATTTTTTCAAGTATATCCCTTTCTTGTGTATATATTTTTTTATTTTTAACATCATTTAAGGCTTCAATATAACCTTTTAAACGATAAATTTCATTGTTCCTTTTAACATCGTTCATAGTAGTTATATAATTAAAATCATTAAGTTTTTTTAATCGCTCTTTTTTTCTATGAATAATACTATATATATCTTCCATTATTTATCATCTCCTTAACTACTTTTAAACCAAGTTCTAATTTTTTGTTTTCTTAATTCTTTCTTTACTATTTTAAGTGCTTTTAAAATCTCATTTACACTCATTCCACTTTTAATAGGAAAATCTTTAAAATAAACTTTACCTGTTCTATATACTTCTATATCTCCTATCTCATAATATTTTTTGTGAAAATGTATTATAAAAGGAAACCCAACTTTTTCTTCTATTAAATATTTCATTATTTACCTCCTAATTTTCTTGTTTAAACCCATATCAATAGTTTCAATAATAGTCTTGTAAATATCTTTTAAATATTCGAGTTCCCATAATTTGCTAAAATCAAAATCATCTAGTAAAAAATATAAAGTAAATTCATTCTCACTATCACCATATAATTCAATAGAATATTTATCATCAAAATCATAATAAATGACATCTTCTGCTCCAAAATATACGCAATTTTCAAAGTCTATAATATATCCTTCATCTTTTAAAATATTATCTATAATATACTTAATATCCCAATTATCAAAACATTTATTAATAATTATTCTTTTTTCATTTGTATAGTTTGAAGCATAATTCATATTTCTATAACCACTTTTAATTGTATTATTTCTAATCTTCAACATCACTTACACCTCTTTCTAGTTCTTTCATTTTATTTATTATTTTAGCTATTATAACTTCAAAAGGTAATTTATCATTATAAAAATATAATGTTGGTTCTTGTTTTATATATTCTTTTAATTTATTCCAATTATCTTTTAACTTTTTATTTTCTTGTTGTAATTGTTTAATATATCTATCACTATATTCAAAATCATTACAATTAAACCATTCCTCGATTACTGCTTTCCTTTTGTCGCAACAACTTTGTGGATAGTCAAAAGATATTTCTTCTATATAATGATATTTGCAATTTTTACATACCATTTCTTTATTCATTCTTGCACCTCTTTTAAATTCACATTATCTTGTAATCGTTTTAATTCTTCATATAACCATTCTTTTGCTTTTTCAAAAGTTTCTTCTTCAGAAGAATAATCATAAGGATGAAATACATCAAAATTCATTTCATAATATCTAGGCGTTTTTTCGTTGTAATAATATTTATTAATGGATATATCGGCTCTATAAGTGCAACCAACTTTTGCAATTCTCAATCTAATATATTTATTTTTATTAATCCATATTTCAATCATTTTTTTCCTCTTTTAATATATCTAATAATTCATCTAATTCATCAGTAGATATAATAGGGTCTAAATGATTATTATCTTTATTTTGTTGTACTGTATTAATCCACTCTTTTATTTTATCAATAACTTCTTGCAATTCTAGAACCATATCTTTTAATGTTTCTTTATCATACTCTAATGAAAATACACCATTTTTCATGTATTTATCTTTCATTTTGATACCTCCTTTAATATATCTAATAATTCTTTTCTAATTCTTGGTTCATTTAGTGTTGTATAATTTTCTATTTTATATACTATTTTTTCAATCACTTCTTTTTGCTTTTTACATTGTTGCTCTAAATGTTCAATATATTTTGCTGATAAATAATTTCTTTGACAAACTAATTGATATTCTTCATATGCACTTACTCTATCAGTCTTAAATCTATTATTTATTTTTTCTATTCGTTTGTAATATTCTTCTTTATCCATTATTCTTATTTCTCCTTTAATATATCTAATACTTTGCTTGTCCGTAATTCCCAACAGGTGTTTTCTTGTATGTAACCTATTGTTTTATCAATCACTTCTTTTTGTTTTTTACATTGTTGTTCAATGCAGTTTATATAGCTTTGAATAAATATAAAACTATCTTCTAATTCTTCTGAATAATATTTATCATTTTTTAAAATATTTTCTATATAATCTAAGCCTTGATAACATCCTAATTTTCCAAAGCCTTTTACATATTCATATTTTCCACTTTTGTGTTCTTCATAAGTTTCTGCATAATCTCTATTCATTCTGACACCTCTTTTAATATACCTAATGGCTTTCTTAATATTTTCCCATTAATGGTACAAGTATCAAATTCAGTTAATGGTTCTATTATTTCTATCACTTTATCTATTGATTCTTTTTGCTTTTTACTTTCTTCTCTCCAATTTACCATTTCATCAAATAATTCAACAAATTCACCTTTAGGCATTAAATAATGGTCTGACTCATTTATATAATACTTGTCATAATCTTCTATTTTCATTTTTCTACCTCATAAATTAAATTTTTTTTACTATTATCGTATTTTTCAACAACTTGTTCCCTACAGCCTTTATTTGAACAATAGATATGTCCTGAATACATAAATGTATCTGTTCCATAACATACAGCACTATGACAATTAGGACATTCAACTATATAATTCAATTCATCATCGGAATTTCTTTTATCTAATATTTTTATTGGTGGTTGACTTAAACTGGCATAAATATAATCATCCGTTGATTTGTCCTCAAAGCTATTTCCAGTGATTAATTTATTCAATACTTTTGCCATTTCTTCATTATTCATAATTGCCTCTTTCTAAATACTTGTCTTGATACATTTGTAACCAAAATACTAATTCATTTGATTTTTGAAGTATTGCTATTTTTTCAAGACTGTTTTTAGTATTATTTTCTAAAATATCTACAAGTTTAGAGATGTATTCTTCTAAACTATCAATAAACTCTCTATTCATTATTCCTCACCTACCTTACGCCAAAAGTATAATTTGTGGCATACATTGAAATAATAAATCCCAAACTATCTACATAACTTTTTATACTCCAATAAGTGTTATCATCATATTTGTATATATAATTAATTCTACAAGTAGCACTACTCTTCATTATTCCTCACCTTTGCTTTCTAATCTAAATAATATCTTTGATGTTTATGTATAACATACTTGCCTATTTTGTCTTGGTGTATTTTTAATTCTCTAACAGGTGTCATATCTCTTTTTTCATTGTATTCATCATTAAATGCACATCTAACTCTTTCATAAAGCAAAACTCTATCTTCATTAAATACTTTGGTATAACCAAATACTGTTGCATATAATTGTATTTTCATACTTATTCTCCTTTGCTTTCTAAATTCTATCAAACTTAAACATTAATATTTGCTTAGGTTGTTTATGTGTTATTTCTTTTATATATTCTTTAAAATGTTTATAATCTGCATTAACTTCTTTACAAGTTTTTGCTAACATTTTCACTTCAATTGCACAAACTTCTTTTTCTTCATATTCTCCTATATAAAAATCATAAGCAAGATTAAAATGTGTTTCTAAATAATCTTTAATTTCTTCAAATGTATCTTCAATAATCTTATAACATTCTTTAGGCAAATATAAATTTGCTTCTATTCCTTTTTTCATTATTCCTCCACCTTTACAACTAAATCGGCTTTTATTAAGTCATATATAATTTCGGGCATTTCCATACCATAATAACTCTCATACATCTCTATTGCCATAAATCCATACTTATTTATATGTAAATCCTTTTTTTGTTTACTTTTACTAGGTATATGATATGTATAAGTATCAGGCATTTCATCTAAATGAATAAACCCATATTTTTCTAATTCTTTTAAATCTACATTATCTCTTATTTTAAGCATAATATCAGTCCTTTCTTTATTTGTCTGGCATTTGGTAAACCGACGTTTCTTTTAATACCTCTTGAATTTGTTTAGATGTAAAGTTTGAACCAAGAGCATTTTTATAATCTAAAGATATTATATATTTGCTTATTAATATATTTTGTATTTCATTTAATACTTCTAATGCTCTTTCTTTTGTTTTGTATGTTCCTAATTTGACATGGTAATCATCTACAAATTGACAAATACAATAATTATCTATATCTCCAATTTTATCCATAAAATTATACTTTCCTCGGTATGCTAACCCAAGATTATCAACTTTTATTAAATCTTCTTTATCTTGACTTCTAATCCATAATTCCATTTTTATCAGTCCTTTCTATTTCCAACCTAATTCATTTATTTTTTTGTATCATTTTTAATAATGCTATAATTTCTTCATGTCTAAACTTGCATCCGAATTTTGGATATATTTTTTCTATCATTGTCTCTCCTTTTGTTTATCTATTGCATTTTGTATTCCTTTAATAAATTTATACTTTTGGTATTCTTTATTTTGTGCTTCTTTTATTTTTAAAACACTTACTTTATCTAATTTTTTACCATTTAACAAATTATTTAGTTCTATTGAATTTTTATAATGCTTATTTCTTTTATTCCATATTTTCCTTTTCATTCATTCCTCCAAATAGCTTTACTAAAGCCAACAATGCCTAAACTCGCTTTAGTATGCAGAAGTAAAAGAGTTAAACAAGTAACCAGGAGTGGTTTTATGGCATTTTTAATGTTTTTTTACTTTTCCCAATTATCTAAAAGTGATATTATTTCTTGTTGCGTTTTTGTTTCTATGTTTAAATTCTTGCATTCTTCAACTACACCGTTTAAAAGTACTGACATTTCATATGTATTGTACTCACTTGATCCCTTGTAAACAATATACCAGTCTGCTACTTTGCCATTCAAAATACTTCTTCCGTTGTAATCATAGTACTTAAAATATCCATCAGGTTTGGAATTAAGTGTTACGGGAATCATAATTGACTGACCATATGATTTAAGCATCTGTTCGTATATTTCTTCTTTTGTTACTGGATTATATCCTGTTGTTAATTTATCTGCTATTTTGGTACATAATACCCAAAGATAAGAATTAGCATTAAGACTGCGTTTTTCTTTATGCTCTTCTATTTTTATGTCATATAGTTTGTCTCTATCTAATTGAAATAATTTAGGTATCACGTTTTCTATTTTTGCTGTTAATTCCATACTACAATTTCAATTCGCTTCTAAAATGGTAAGTCATAGTCACTAATACTTACTTCTTTTCCAAATTCTGCAAAAGGGTCTGCTGTCATCACTTGTTTAAGCACTTCGCTATTTGATTTTTCCTTTTTGCTTTCTAAAAATTGTACGCTATCTGTTACAACTTCAAAAGCATATTTTTTTTGACCGTTTTGGTCTGTGTATGTTCTTGTTTGAATTCTTCCTTTTAATGCTACTAGATTTCCTTTAGAACAATATTTATGTAAATTTTCAGCTTGCTTTCCCCACACAACAATGTTAATAAAATCGGTTTCTTCTTTTTCATCTCTTTTAGGTCTGTTTACGGCAATAGTATTTTGTGCTACTGCCGTTCCTGTTGTCGTATATCTTAATTCTGTATCTTTTGTTAATCTTCCTATCAATATTGCGATATTCATTTATACCTCCTTTGGTAATGTAATTTTTACATAACCAGTCTTTCCTTTTTGTACTACATCTTCGCTATATTTATCCCATAAATCTAAATTATTTTCCTTAAATAATTGTTCGTTGAATTTTTTAACAATCTTATCTTCTCCATCTGCTACTAAAGTTATTTTTACTCCATTTGGTGTTTCCCATTTCTTAATATTGTTTTTCTCCATAGCAACCTTTAATTGAGTTTTAAGTTCTTTTACTTGAAGTTCAACTTTTTTCATTTCAGTAAGTTGATTTTCTAATGTTACTACTTTATTTGATAATTCTGTTAAATCGACTGGTAATAACTCTTCTTCTGTTATAAATGGATTTTCTTTTACTTTTACTAAATCAATTCTAAATTGGTCTACTGCTTTATTTATTTCATCACACCAATCTTTATAAAGTTCAATTTCAACATAATATACATTTAATCTTTCTTTATCAAATTCTTCATTAAAATCATCAGGTCTTTCATATACTGCTAGTATTCCTTTTTTATAGTCTTTCATCATCATGCCTTTTAATAGTTGAACTATATAATGTTTATAATCTCTTACATTTTCATGTATTTGTGAAGTTGTTTTAATTTCTAACATACATTTCTTTTCTTCATCATCACCATCAGCATGATATCTACAATCATCAACTATTGTCTTTGTTTCTATAAAATTAAATTCATATTTTTGATTAACATAATCTCTTATTTTAGGTTCTAATATATTCCCATACTCTGTATAAGCATTACCTTCAAAATTATTTTCTTTTAGTCCTGCTTTTTCTAGTAATAAATCAAATCTTGTTTTAAATGGACTTATTCCCATTATGATAGGTATATCAGATCCACCTATATATTTATCTCTATCTATCGTTACTGCTTGCATTATTTGCCTCCTTACTTTCAAAATATTTAATCGTTGAGTTAATATAACTTTGTGAAAATTTTAATTTTTCTATTGCATAATCAGGATGTATTCCTTTATGCTCCACATATACTTCTAATACTGCTGATATCCCTTGTATGCTATCTACTAAATCTTTAAGAAATGCACTATCTCTTGAACCAGTCGAATAATACTCATCATAAACTGACATGTAATAGTTTAATATCTTGTCTAATTCTCTTGATAAAGAGTTTTTAGTCATTTCTCTATAAAAATCTCTATCCATTATTTTTTTCAGTCTCCAATCCTGTTTTTACTTCACATAAAACATCATAGTAATCATCATTGCTTAATTTTCTTCCTACTAATCGATAATCAACAGCTATTTTTTTCATATCAATATTATTTTGTTTGCAATAACTAATTAGTTCTTTTCTATAATCAGGTTCATTTTGATTTGATAACTCATTGTTATTCATGCTATCGATTACTTCTCCATCAGTAATTCCAAAAGCGTTTAAATATAAATATCTTTTGTAATATGTATTTAATGCTCCTAAATATTGGATGTCTTGCATACTAGGAACTTGTATATAATTTCCTTCTTTATCTGTTAAAAATTGTCCTGATTTATTTTTTTTATAAGTTAATGGGGTTTCAAACAATACAAATGGCATTGTATATACATTTACTTCCTCATTTTTTTGCAATTCTAATATTGCTAAATTATCGTTGATATAAAATTTATCGTTGATTCTTTCCTCTAACATTAATTCGTTTAATTTTGGTAAAAAGTCTGCTAGTTCAAAATAATCAAATCCTGCGTATGTGTTTTTTCCACTCTTTTTTAATTTTGCGTTTTGTAGTTTTACTCTTATACTTATGATACTTTCGTTTAAATTTTTATTTTCCATTTTTCTTTTTACCTTTCTTTTCTCTTAAATTAGTAAGCATATCTTCAATATTTTTCATTACTTCATCAAATTTTTCCTCTACCTCTTGTTTATTTAATGTCGATGATTCTACAATATCTCTTAATAATTCTCTTTTTACTCCGTTTTCATATAATCTTGTTGCTAAATGTCCAAACATCATAATAAAGTCAAATTTAGTACCTATCATACCTATTCCTGCTGATGTAATTACAATTCCAGCATCTTCTTCCATTTTTATTGCTTTAATAGTTTCTTTTTTAAATTTTTTTAATTTTTCTTCTTTCATATTCTATCTCTCCTTATTTTTTAATTCCTTTATTTTTTTTCTTAATTCTTTGTTTGTTTTTTCTAAATCCCTGTTTCTATCCTTTAAAATTTTTAATTCGATTGTTTTTGTAAACAAATTATCTTTCGTTTGTTTAATAAATGTTTCGTATTCATTTTTCAATGTGTTATACTTTATCATCCATTTCATTTCGATACCTCCAATAATTTAATTTCTTGGTATCCGTATTTTTTCATATCTTCTTTAAACCAACTTGGTATTATTTTGCTTTCTAAAAATCTGTATGCTTTTTCTATTTCTCTTTCATTTTTAAAGTAATTATCATTAATCATTTTTGTAATTATTTCATTTTGTTCATGAGAAATACATTCTTCACATTTGTCAATTAACTCCTTTATAGTTGGCATAAATTGATTTTCTCTAACAATTTGATTAATTGCTTTTTGTATTGTTATTTTGTTATACATTCCAAGAGTTTCTTGATACATGCTGGCCATACCTAATAATTCTTCTTTTGTTAGTTCTTTAAAGTAATACGGATATGCTATTTTTAATTTTGCAATTATTTCACTAATTGATTGTAATTGTTCCATTTGCCATTCCTTTCAACAATTCCCATTGTTCATCATTTTTTGATTTGGATTTTGTTTTTTGATTTAAATATTTTTCAAATTTTGTTCCAAAAAGAGTTTCAGGACACATATACTTTTCAAAATCTGTATTTTGCCATTCAACCCATTTTTTATCAATTACAGCTATGAAGTCGTCGAGAATATATCCCTCGTTCAATCGTGCATTGATTTTACTTTGCGTTGCCTTACTAGAATACTTAAATTTTGATTTTGTTACTTCATTTAGGTAAGAGATTATTTCTTTAGTTGTCTCCAGTAGTGAACTACCTTCGCTGGCAATTAAAGGTTTTTTCTCCCCATACCCCTCTTTTTCTAAATTATTAATTACATTATCATTAACATAAACATATACATCTTGATGTGTTTTTAATTGGTTACCCATTTGGTTATCGATTTGGTTACCCATTTGGTTTTCATTTGGCTTTTGATTGGTTACCCGTTTTGAATTTTGCTTTGATTTTTCTAATGGTCTTTTTAGATTATTAAATACTTTCATTTCCCTTTCATTCAATTCAGGAACAACATCTTCAAACATATATTTTGTAATACCTAACAAAATATTTTTTTGTTCTTCTTCATTAAGCAGTGTTATTAAATCATAATATTCTCTATATACAGTAAAACTCTTTATCATATTGCCTCCCGCTTAAAATATTTCTTTCATTGTTTCTTTAATATCATCTATACCAAAATTTAGTGTTATTCCAAACATTGTATAGTAGAACAGCTCGATTATATTAAATCCGTGTTTTGCCATTGCAATTATTGCTATTATGCTGTATAATATAATTGCAATATATTTGCAAAGGGACTTCTTATCGTGGCGTCCTTTTTTTGTTGTTTTCATAACTTAGTCCTCCTTTTTTCTTAACCCCTGAACTTCGTTAAAGTACCATATTGGTATTTTTCCCTGTATTGTTATTGCTTCAGGGAATTTTTTTTGATATTTCTTTTGTAATTCACGAATTATCATGTATGCTTTAGATTGAGCGCATCCTATTACAATTTGAATATCCTTTGCATTATAATACTCTTTCATTTTTTATTCTCCTTTCGTGGTAGATTTTATTTGATTTTCCTTCTATGTTTCTTCTTTTTGCAATTGACTATGCTTATTCGCACATACATTGCTAAAAAAAATATCAAAGTCTATATTATAATAATTTAAAAATGTTTCTAAAGTATCTATATTTATAGATGAACTAGCATTTTCATATCGTGATATAGTATCCTTATTTATTTTAAGAATATTCGCTAGTTCTACAAGACTAATATTGTTTTTAGCACGTAATGACCTTAATTCATCAGCAATATATTTCCTTATAGTTTCTTTCATAATTACCTCCTAACAATTTCAATTCTACTATGCTTATTCGCACATGTCAATACTTTTTATGCGATTTTGCACACATTTTATTGATTTTTTTATAAAACTGTTGTAAAATCATAGTGAAAGGAGGAAATAAATGAAAAATTATTTCAGTTCTAATTTAAAATATTTAAGGGAAAAAAATAAAATGTCAAAAAGCAAATTAGGAGAATTAGTTGGCGTTAATCAATCAACCATAGGAAGATGGGAAAATAATATTATTACTCCATCTATCGATAATGTTGTTGATGTATTAAATGCTTTTAAAATACCACTTACTGAATTAGGAACCTTTTTAGGAACTGATTTAAAAACTAATACCTCCTATAATCAAACAACTGAAGACTACAAAAAAATATTAAAAGAAAAAGGATTAATGGATGATAATAATTACATCAATGAAGAAAACCTTGATAAACTATTAAAAATAGCAGAGATGATAGATGGATTAAATAAGAAAGAGAACTAATAAAAGTTCTCTATCAGTTGAAAATACAACGATATTTTAAAATTACGAATTTTAAGCAATTTTATAAATTCATTGTATTTCATAAATAACCACCCCTATTATATTATAAATCAAATTGGAGAAAGGAATTTTAATTATGACATTAAAAAAGGAATTTGACATTATGAGTGCCATTGGAATAATTCTAATTATATTTCAAGTATTCTTATACTATAATGGTTATAACAATTGTATAAACTATTGTAATTTGGAATATACATCATTTGAATGTGATTGTAAAAGTATCATATCAATACTAGGTGCTTATAATATTGGATATTTTTTAGGTAAAAACACATTTTTAATAATTGGAATATTGCTTTTAACACTTAAGAAAAAGCCAAGAAACAATATTAATACAATCGATAATGATGACAAAGATGATATTATAAAATGTGAAAATGAGAATAAAAATGATGATGACAATGATCACATGTCAGGAATAGTATATTAAAAAAAGACCCGTGCTGGAACACGGATCGATTGGAAATTAAATAAATAAATCTACCACGAAATAAATATTCTTTTTCCATGTTTAATTATACAGGAAAAAATCATTTATTTCAAGGAAAAATTGAAAGGAAAGTGATTTTATGGATTTAAAAAAATATGAAAAAACAAGATACCAAAACATATATAGAAATATCAAAAATAAAAATTATATTATTATGTTAAGTAAACCTGTTAAAACTTCTATAGCCTCTGTAGAAGGTAAAAAAATAATGAAATTAGAAGAAGCATTAAAAATTAGAGACAATCCAAAAATTAAGCATGCTAAAGCAACAGAAACACTTAATAAGGAAGATTTTGATAGCATGTGGTGTAAATATATTAATTGGTGCAAATATGACGCAAAATTGGAATATAACACCATTGTAGAAAAAAACAAAATATATATTAAATATCTCGAAAATAAAATTGTTGGAAAATTAACAAAGTTAAACAAACAATATTTTATAGATTTCATTGAAAGACAAAACTGCTCCTTAAAACAGAAAAACCATATATTAAAAGAATTGAAAGCATTTTTTAATTGGTGTATTAAAGAGGAATACATGTATTATTCTCCAGTTAGTAATATTTCAAAATATAAAGTAGAAAAAACTAAAATGAAATTTTGGACACCTAATGAATTAAAAACGTTTTTAGATGAAATAAATAATTGTATAAAAAACAATATTTATAAAGAAACTGCTTATAGAACAAAAATACTTACATTAATAGGATTTACACTAGGAGATAGAATTGGAGAAACAAGGGCATTAACGTTTGATATGTTTAACAAAGAAACAAAAAGTGTTTCAATAATGCATTCAATAAACTATAACAAAAGCTCACAAGATTTTGTATCGCATACAAAAACATATCAATCACAAAGAGTACTAGATATCTCAGACAAATTAATAGAAGAAATAAATAATTATAAATACTTCTTAGTTCACGAGTTAGGATATGAAGTAAAAGATAATGAATTAATATTTTTAAATCGAAAAACAAATAAACCTGTGTCTGACACAAGTTTAAGAAAATCATTCTATTATTTTTGTGATAGAGCAAATGTAGAAAGAATTAGAATGTATGATTTGCGACATACTTATGTTGCTATAATGATGGAAGAAGGAAAAGAATTATACCACATAAGTGAAAGATTAGGACATTCAAATTATCAGACTACAGTTAATCATTATGGTCATTTATCAAATAAAATAAGAAAGGAGATAGCAAAAACTACCGATAAATATTATTAATTAATGTAAAGTGGGAGTAATTTTAAGAGTAATAAAATAAAAAAACCTTATTTTATAAGGGTATAAACGCATAATTTGGTTGCCTAGGTAGGATTCGAACCCACGAAATAAAAGAGTCAGAGTCTTTTGCCTTACCACTTGGCTACTAGGCAATAAAAGATAAAAATATTATAACACAAAATATTTAATCTGTTATTACTTTTTCTACTGTTTTATCAAATTTATTTACATCTATTTTCCTAACAAGACACTTTTTATAACATAATCCTATCTTATAAATGTCAACTTCATTAAAAAATTTGTCATAAAATCCCTTACCATAACCTATTCTATTACCATTTAAATCAAAACATACTCCTGGAGTAATGCAAACACAATTAGAAAAATCAGTTACAAGATCATTTGAAACTGGTTCAAGTATCCCAAAATATCCAGATTTTAATTCTTCTAAAGATTTTATATAATAAAAATTCATATTATTATTTTCTATTTTAGGAACAGCAACCCTTTTATTTTGAAGAAAAAACTTTATAAGTTTTAAAGTATCAACTTCATCTTTAAAAGAAGCATATATCAAAATAGTAGAACACTTTTTTACGATATCATCATTTATCACTTTATTATAAATAATATTATC